CGCTCCTATGGGACTTCAAGTCGTTATCATAACCCCCGGAATTTTGGGTCTCTTTTTGAATCGTGCCAGTTTTCTGTTTCACAGAAAGATGGGGGACTCTCGGGAGGAAAATTCCGAGACCTATTCTCGCGGTGGGGTGAAATCCTATCCGTTAGATTAGGAAATCCTATCATGGTTCCGTCGGTATCACGAAGTGTAGACCAGGTTGGTCTTTACTTGGCGAACGTCCAGAAATATGAAGGGACAGAGAGAATGGTTATCAAGATAAAGATCGCTGTTTATATAATTAACAGTTATCTGGCTCGATCTCCACTCTCTTGTACCCGACACCTGGGAGCTCCGGTAGCTTCTGCTGCTGGACTTCCAAAGTTTCTACCTTTGCTTGTTCGACAGCAGATTCGGCAAGGCGATATTAAGGCCATTCGGTTATGGGTATCTGTGTTATCAATTTATAAAGGGATCCATGGTTACCATGGGTCCCCGAATTTTGATACTATCCAGTCTCCCAAACCATATGTACCGTTTGATGCACGTTGTGATAGTTTTACTGAAAGATTCTTTCAGCTAATCAATCCTTCGAGCACCAAACCGACTTGGAAAGCTGCAAAGTGTTTAAGTCTGACTACTGCCGGACCTAATGCTTCGCAGTCTATTCTTAGTGCCCCATTTGATGCCTTTGCTTGATCTGTTGCTCCTAACAACCACTTTCTTCAGTTTGCTGAAAAGGTTGGAGCTGTTGATATCATCGAGGCTTATGAAGAAGGCTTAAGTCGATACCTCTCTTCGGAGGGGAAGGTTTGTCGACTTCAGCTTTCTTTTCATCGGTCTCGACGGATTCAAACTTCAGCCCAACAGACTCCAATTTTAGGAAGATTATCCCTAAAATATGAGCCTGCGGGGAAGGTCCGAGTATTTGCGATTGTAGATTTGTTCACTCAATCTGTACTGAAGCCAGTGCATGATTGAATGTTCTCTCTACTACGTAATTTAAGTTCGGATGCTACCTTTGATCAAACTGGAGTTTTAAGTACTTTTGCTGAGAAATTCTCTCACGAATCTATTTATAGTTTCGATTTATCATCTGCTACGGATTTAATTCCGTTAGAGTTGACTGAGAATATCTTAGCATTAGGTTGGGGAGATTTAGCTACCCTATGGTCTAAACTCTTAGTTGATCGAGATTATCATCATGATGGTGAAAAATTTCGATATACTCGAGGTCAACCCATAGGGGCTTTATCTTCTTGGTCTGCTTTAGCTATTACCCACCATTGGTTGGTTCAGCTAGCTGCCTACCGAGTTGATAAATTTCCCTATCATGCTTATGTGGTGTTAGGAGATGATGTCAGCATTGCAGGGTCGGAAGTTGCTGTTAGCTACGTAGAAGTCTGCAAGGACTTTTCTGTACCTATCAACAACAAAGGTATTACA